GCTGCTCTTCCTTCCACTCATTGAGCTTTGGCGGTCGCGTCGCTCCTCCGCTGACCTGGATCAATCGGCGCACGACTCCCGAAGGATCGCGCACGTCCAGCCATGTCTTGTTGTGGTGTAAGTGTTAGCTTCACTGCGCACCTCTTGTGCGTCTTGATATCCCTGGTTGATTATAGTAACTGTCCACTATGTCTCGGTCTACATCCCGATAGGTCCATAGGTCGCCTGGATGGCGAAGGTCAACAGTTGACGGTACGGAGAACACGTAATTGACGAAATAGTGCCGCCAAGAAGCAGGCAACCAAATGTCAAACAGACAAGAATCCAATTCTGTTAGGACTTTCAAGCTGTTCAAGTACGTTTCTATGGCAATCTGCATCTCTACAGTAAGGCCAAATTTCTCCTCCATCAGGATCCGCGTACGGGGTCCCACGTCTTTTCGAGGTATCTGATCAGATGTTAACGGCAGTTTACTATACTGCCACCGTGTTTGTGAATCGCCTAATAGGACTTTGAGTGCTTCACCAATTTTGACTCCCGCGGTGACCCGAAGGCCATATTCCGCAAGTGCAGCCACGACTGGGACGCCGGGATATTGATGTGCGAGACTGAGTGCCTTACAGCGAAGAAGCCCCAATTTCTTGGAGTCGCGACAACGCGCGTATTTTCCAGCTGCCCAACCAAAAGTTGCAATTACTTTGGCTGGATCCGTGATGTTAACCAGTTCTTCTTGATCGAAGACCAGTCCACAAAAGGAGGCCGTTGAAAGCGTAGTATGCACTTCCAACTTAATAACGAGCCCTAAGAGCGCGAAATCCTCAGCGGTAGGGGGCACGCCTACCACGTAGAAGAGACCATCATCACCTTCCACAACCCCAATGCATGTCGCCCCCTTAAGGTAACACACATACTCCATGAACATCAGGTTCGAAAACCCGTTGCCCAAGGAGGTGCACATTTCACCACTCATTCGTGTCGCAAGCAACTCAACAACGAACGAGCGAAATTCACATCGGTTCATTCCACCTAAAACCTCTCTAACGAGCACCATGAAGGTGTCGTGCTCGGGGAGCTGTGAGGTCATGTAATCATACATTTCGAACTCAACACAGTCCAT